CCATGAATATCTCTTCACGATTCTTAAAGGTTTAGGAGCAAATGATGCTACCTTTGACCAGCAAGGGCGTGTCGACGAATACTGGGCAAGAAATCTGAAGCCACATTGGTCTTTCGACCTTTCTGCAGCAACTGATTCTATTCCAATTACTCTTTATATCCATGTTTTAGCCCCCTTCTTTACTGAAGGAGACGACTATGAGGCAGGTTACGCAAAAGCATTACTGTGGTCTAAGATAATGACCGACCGAGACTTTCAGATTCCCTCGCCTAAAAAGGGAGAGCAGGGCCATACTGGACACCGACTGTACCGTAGCATTCGCTATGGGACAGGGCAACCGATGGGTGCGTACTCCTCTTGGGCAAGTATGGCACTCGTGCACCATGCACTTGTTCAGTACTCTCACTGGTTAAAAGACCTGGAGCAAGCATCTAATGCTTCGTGGTTCGATCCATATCTGGTGTTAGGGGATGACGTAGATCTTGCAAAAGATTCGATCGTCGCCTCTAATTATCAACTTGCGTGCGCCGACTTCCAAGTGAAGATAGGCCTCGCTAAGTCTTTGAGTAGCCTCTCGAATTTCTTCGAGTTTGCGAATCAGAGGTTATGTGAATACGGGAACATCTCACCACTATCCTTTCTAGAGGAACTTTCCTCTCAGACTTGGAATAGTCGGGTAGAGTTCGCCTCCAAAATCTCGAAGAGATTCGGGATTAAGATGTCCTCCACGGTTCTTTTACGTTTGGTAACTACAGCCAGACAATGGCAAGGCTTAATTCCTGAATTTTCAGGGTTAAGAGACGCCATCTTTACCAGATTCCTCAAATTTATTCTGCTGGGACCGTTAAATACTTATTGGCATTCAACGATCGAACTCAACATAGACACGGTGACACAATGGCTACAACTCCTCGATGAGGGGCTGTTAAAGCCGGTGTTACAGTCAAATGAGGATCGGGAGAGAATCAGTCAACTATTTTGTAAAATAGTCCTCGACAAAGTCCTAGCTGTGCTCGAAAGAGCTACTAGTCGATTGCAATCTTCTAGTAATCCTTACAAGTCTTCATTTAGTCCGCCCTTCACGCCGGGAGGGAACGCTACTCATGGAGTGTTACCACCGCCGTTACCTTTTGCCTTTTCTGGATTTCCAGGGTTCAAACCGAACATGCACCTGAT